TCAGCACCAGCTTCTCGTAGCGTTTTAACGATTTCTGCTTGATTTGCGTCAGTTCTTCTTGCGTATGCCATTGTTTTTTAACAGTAATCGGTTAATATATGCTAACTTTATCACGATTAGGGTCTTATATGGCTAAAAATCAGTATGGTGATTACATTGGTGATGACGAATTTATAGAGAAGTGGCGGTCATATCCTAGCCCCACAGCATTAGCAGAACATTTAGGCATCGGTGTTCGTGCCGTTATGAATCGTAGGCGGTCAGTAGAGATTAGGCAGAACATAACGCTAGTAACCGACCTTAGTTACAAGCAAGAAAAAAGCCAAGAATATATTGAAAGAGCTAAGGCTGACAAGGCAAAACGCCAAGAATTACTACAAGAACGCCTAGATGCTGCCACCCATAGCGTTAGACGGGGTATGGAGTTAGAAAAGGGTCGAGTCATTATCTTTTCCGATGCCCACTTTACAGAAGATACAACTACAGGGTTTAAAGCTCTGATTAAGTTTATTGAGCATTTCAAGCCCAAAGCCATTATCTGTAACGGAGATGCCTTTGACGGGGCTGTATTGAGCCGATTCCCAAAGATTAACTATGACCGCCAACCTAGCGTATTAGACGAACTAAACTACTGTAAAACGCATTTAGATGCCATTGAAAAGGTTAGACCTGCTGGCTGTCGGTTGATTTGGACTCTAGGTAATCACGATATGCGTTATGAGTCAGCTTTGGTATCTCGTGCCCCTGAGTTTTCGGGGGTAGATGGTTTTAACTTAAAGTACCATTTCCCCCATTGGGAAACCTGTTGGTCGTTTTGGGTCAATGAAGATACTGTAATTAAACACAGGCATAAGGGCGGTAGGTACGCAGGCTACAACAATGTCCAAGCCAGCTTTAGTAATATCTTTACTGGGCATACCCATGTCTTGACTTTAAGTCCTATATCAACCTTTGACCAAAAGACCTACTGGGGTGTGCAAACAGGCACTTTAGCCGACATCAACGCAGAAAGTTTTAGCTACACAGAAGATAACGCAAAAGATTGGCGACAAGGGTTTGTCATGGCATCTTGGGAAAGAGGTCGGTTGTTAATGCCTGAGATGATTCAAGTTTGTGGGGCTGACGAGGTAGAGTTTCGTGGTGAAATATTAGAAGTATGAAGATTACGCCTAAGATTATTGAACACATCTACAGTATGTTGTATTGCTGCGAGCCGTTTGCGTCTTGGGACTTGCCTTTGCCTGAAGAAATCAAGTTTGTAGTAGATAGCGACTTTGATGCTATGGGTACATATCTTTACGATGATGGGGAAAAACACGCCCATACCATTACTATATCTGACGCTAGGTGCGGTCATTTAGACACAGTAATTAGGACTATGGCCCATGAGATGATTCATGCTAGTCGGTGGGATACAAGCACTCAGGCATGGACTAAGCACGACAAAACCTTTAGAAACAGGGCTAAGGCTGTAGCTACAGAATTAGGCTTTGACCCGCTAGAGTTGTAGCCTAGCATTGACTATACCTAGTAAGGTATCGAACTCAATTTGGTGGTATCTCTCGAAAGCCTTTGCTCCGAGTCCATGCACACCTGTAGAACCTCTGTGATGCTCGGTACATAAGGGGAGTATTGGTGCTTCTGACCGCTTTCCACCGAATCTTCTGACATGGTGAAGCTCTGCGGGGGTGTCATTGAAGCCCAAGTGGTAGCATAAGACGCAACCAAGTTTTGCAATATCGTCATGTAGTTTCTTTTCTTTTTTATTCATTAGCGTATTCGTACCACATCGTATAAAAGGCTTTAAATTCATCCACACCTGTGCCGAGTTTAACGCATGACCCGTAGGGTTGGACTTGCCAATAGTCTTGAATTACTAGCCCGTCATCTGTGTTGCCTTGCACAATAACGACTGTAAAGTTAGGCGTTTTAGCAAAGGCTTGCAATAGGCGTTTTTGACCCTCGCTAACCTTTTCATTGGGGCGTTTCCACTCCATCACCAAAAACTTACCATTACGCTCTGCAATCCCATCTATGTTACTAGGGCAGAAGTTTTGGTTAGTTGGTATTAAGCCTTTGAACGCACCATAGTCAATATGGGTGGCGTAGGCATTACGCATTATCTTATTGAATGTTTGCATCTTTTTGCAGTACATCCTCTAGTTCTTGGGCATAGTCGGTTATATCGCAACTAAGAAAATAGGCTTCGGTATGGTCATTTTTAAGTTTAAGTTCATGCACCCGTTTAATGGTGCGAGTTAAATCTAGGAATACTTCTGCAAATCCTCTCATCGTGTCAACCTTTCTAAATTTCTGTCATTAGCTTGTTGAGTACGCCATGCCTCAAAACGCATCTTGGCGGCTTCTAATTGCCATCTAAGAGCTTCTTTTTGCTCTACCGCTACACCTATGGCTTTGCATAAGTCTTGGTATTCAGGACTGCGGTATGCTTCTCGTTCCTGTGCCCCTAGCGATTGTTCTTCGGTTTGCGACATTTTGATGGCTTTAAGACTGTGCCTAAAGTTCTCAAGTTGGGCTAACTCACCGCTTGCCTTAGCATATTGCGGTGCGGTTTTAAATATAAAGTCTATTGCTTCGTGTGGGTCATATTCTTTCATTTCCATTCCCCCTGATTACCTTTGTTACCTTTAGTCCATTGGTCTGCAAATCCATTTAGTAAATTACTATCAAGTTTATATTTTGATAGATATTCTCTAAACTTTGCTAACCCCCATTGATTACGCCATTTACACAACTGCCGTACTGCACATTGGTATTGATGCTCCCCATTGTTCTGCCATTGCTGCTGCGATTCCTTCAAAAGTTCTAGCCCTTTCTTTTTGGCGGTCTTTACCACCTTTGTTAAACCAATTACCAGCCACTTTAGTGCTTTGGCGTTCTTCAACAATATTGGTGGGCACTAATTTTGGCAAATCTTTTAACCATAAACAAGTTCTTTTTTGCATTGGATGACCATATTCGTAAGGCTGAATTGTTTGCGAATATTGTGGCAAACCATATACCTTTGAGGGTATGGGATTTTCAATAGCTATCTTAGGTATGTTTGCGTTGTAAAGAGCCATAAAAAACTCTTTTGCAGCCAAACCTTTTGTTAATCTTTCTTGGTTCAAAATACCTTTTGGATATAAAAACCTAGCACCAGCATTTGATAAATATGTACATGGCGGGTGGGCAATCATTAAATCCCAGCCATTATCAAGAATGTCTAGCACCGAACCTTCGTAGTGATTACCTTTGGTTTCAGTTGGCAATATGTCACAAGACCAAGCATCGTGGCCCAGTTGTGCAAAAGCATCTCTAACACGCCCCGAATATTCACACGCAATTAGCACTTTCAATCTATTTCCATCCCCATTCGCATCATACATTTCTTCTTTAAAGTATCGTAGCTATCGTACCCGTTACCCAGTATTCCTAGTTCACGAGCTTTATTCTCAATACCTTGTTGGCTAAACATCCAAGACCTATCCACCTTTTCTTTGGCTGGGGTCATATCTAAAACATCCTGAAATCTAAGCCCGTTAATCCACGATGCAGGGTACGGGATATAGTCTATTTCGGTGCGTTTAAGTTGCCAATGTCTAAGGTGCTTAGGCAAGGCTTCTAAGGCTTCACGCTTTTCAAGGTCAGTTAATCGTTTCCAAGCAATCTCAGCTTTTTTCTTTGCGACCTTCTTGGGCCAATTTACCCAAAACTTTTCAAAATCCACACATCCCCCTATTTAACTAAAAATACCAAACCAAAATTACTAAAAGCATAACCGCTATATACAACCGCCATAGGCATATTGCCTTTAAAGCCTTGTTCTATACCTATATAGGCATAAATAAGCCCCGTCACAATTATTAGCCAAGAACTCAAAATGGTGCATCCTCAAATTTAGGCTTATCCGCTTTAACAAACTGGTAAGTCCAATCGGTATAGGTTTTAATTAAATGCTCGGCTTCATGCTTAGTCTTTACTGTACGCATTAATTCACCATGCTCATCGTAAATTTTGTAATGGCTATAAGCGTTTATGCGGTCATCGGTAGTAAAGGTAGTCATTTTTATAATTTCCCGTTTTCTCATAATGTTCACAAGGTTAAGTTTACTTAATATGTGAGTATATAGGTACTTTCCCTTATATATGTTACATAAAGTCAGATAATGTAACTTTTATGTAACTTTTTGTATTCGGGTCGGTTTGTGAGGATTAAGGGCGTAATACTCCTATCCGAAGATAGGATGAATTATTCGAGTTCGGATGTTTCGGAAATCGGTTGTAAATAAATGATGGGTTCTTTTGCTTGTTCAGGTCTATATATTACCAAGACTACCCAGTTTCCCCTGCCGTTAGGCAATAGGACAGTTCCATAATTTTTGCTCATTTATCCGCAAAATATGGGGCATTGCTGCCGTTTCGCTTCTGAAGTATTTACGGCCTTTACCGCATCATCACGCCTGTGTGCGGGCTAGACAGAAAGAGAAAACCCCATAAGGTTGCTCTAAGGTGAAGTCGCTTTAGAAAAGACCAGCCAGCCTTTCCAAAACGCTCAAAGCAACCCTATAGGGTCTTAGCTGGTAATACTAAACAGACTTCACTCTGCCCCTACAGTATAAAACAAATTATTGTTGTGTGCTAATTTTTGATAATTGTATTGTTGTTTCTTCTTCAAGCTGTTTTACAAGGGTTGTAATTAACTTTGCAAATAAAAGGGCATTGCCCTCGCCCTCAATATCCAAATGAGCTACAAGCCCATCTACAGTTACTTTAATAGTTGCGACTGTTGTTGTCATAGTTTTTCCTTGTTAAGTTCAGGCCATATCAACTGGTATGAGTCAGGAAATAAGTCTTTACGGCTTACCAATCCTTTGGATTCTTGCTCTAACAAAGCCCCCAAATAGACCATCTTATCGGCTGGAATACCTGAGTTTTTCCACATAGACACCGCAGGTACGCTAATTTTGCAGATTTTGGCTATTTTGGTAGGCCCACCCAGTAACTCGATAATTTGGCTATCGGTAAACATTTTCTTCTTCATTAAGCAAGTTTAACAAAAATACAACGCCATATCAAATAGTTTGCACATTTATTTAATTTGGCTTAATATGGTGGTACAGCATAAGCTGTTTACTTTTGGAGATGATTATGGATGACTTACAGGAATTACATAACGAGCAGTTACAAGACCAAGAACGCCTAGAAATAGCTTTAGATAAGGCAGAGGATGGTGATATGTTGACATTGGCAGAACTTGACTTAATCAGGTTTCATTGTGGACTCCCTAACAAGCGTAGGGTTAATCCATTATTGACTGCTATTGTGGATGATTTTTCTAATATTTTTGGGGGGAAACAATGATTGTGACAGGCACAACATCAGAAAAGAAAGAGTTTAAGGTAGCCCCAGTAGGGTCGCACCTTAGCCGTTTATACAGAATAATTGACCTCGGAACTCAGAAGTCTGAGTACATGGGTCAAGTCAAGATGCTACGCAAGGTCAAGTTCTTTTGGGAATTGCATGGGGATGACTTATTAATTGAGGGCAAACCCCTAATCCAAACACGCAACTACACGCTATCGCTAGGCGAAAAGGCTTCTTTACGGAAAGACTTGGAATCTTGGCGTGGCAAATCATTTACCGATGATGAGTTGCGTGGCTTTGACCTACGCAATTTATTAGATAAATGGTGCATGGTGACTGTTCAGCACAGGACTGCTAATAACGGCAATACCTACGCTGATGCGGTTGCAGTAACACCAGTACCCGCCATTGTGCAAAAGGCAGGACTACCACAGGGCGTAAACCAATGCGTATTGTTTGACTTGCAGAAATTTGACCAAGAAGTTTTTGACAGCTTATCGCAAGGTTTAAAAGACCAAATCATGCTGTCAGCCGAGTACCGCAACACTTTTACCGATGTAAATAAGAAGTTGCAAGACGCAGCAATTATTGATGACGATGTTCCATTTTAGGGGGTAACCTTTAGGAGCGAGCTATGAACCACATGATTAAAGACTTTATTGACCAAAAATATACAGTCAAGACCTTTCAAGAACGGGGCTACGATGAGGAAGTACCCATCATCGGGTTTGCCCAAGATGACTTGGAAACT